GCTTGAAGGAGCAGGCGCTTCAAGCTCTTGGCAGGTTCTCCGCCAATGCTCACACAACAGCCGACGAGATGACGGCCGACTTCGAGCTGCTGCGTCAAGTAGTGGAGCAGCTACATGAGTGACCGCACCATCACCCCACCGCCAGAGCTGGTGCGCCAGTGGCTGCTGGAGTATTACGGCGGCGATCTTGGTGAGCTCAGCCCGGAGGAGTTGTACCTCGCCACCCGTGCCGCTCAATGGGGTTACGAGCAGCACGAAAAGGAGTTGCTCGACGCCATGCACGCCGTTGTGCCGCAGCCCTACGAACAAGACTGGTTGGGGTGCCCGGTGGCTGGTCCTCACGCGGTGTCAGCCTCGCCGCTG